GATAAAGGAATTATGTAAACTTGAAAAACTTTCTCTTACATCTTGCTTAGCAAGAAAAATCTTATATAGATCAGTATTTGTATCTACTACAAGAGGTTCTGTGGATTGATCATACCATTGATCGATACTTGGTGATATAGAAGCATCGCCAACATATTGTAAAACAACAAATGGATTTGGGTTTAATGTTTTTGAAGCAAAACTATTACCTAATAGATTTAAACTAGTGTAAGGTAGAGTGATAATGTTGCCAGATTTTTTATATCCAGAAACAAATCTTTGATCTTCCCTAGTATTGAGTTCTTCTAAGAATAGAGAATCTTCTTTAGATTGGGGACGTAAAACTGATTGCTGAGAATCAACTGCACATTGGTAATCAAGAGATACTAGATTTCCAGATCTATGGGATTCAAAATTATCAACTAAGAAACCTGATTTGAATCTATCCAAACCAATTTCGTCTTTGATCTGCATGTTTAAAGCTTGTTGCTCTAGGATGCTGAGTGTAGTGTAATACTCTAAACGTTCGATACGCTTCTCTAGTTTGCCGATATCACGCATCGTGTAACGGCGATTATCGACTGATGTAATTCTTACATCTTTGCTGGTTTGAGTAAACGCAGGAATATAAGCATAGAATAAAGCAATCGCATCATCAATAGGATCTGGTTTAGTTGGATTTAATGAAGAGTTTCCTTCCTTAACAATAAAGTTTCCATTTTTATTCAAGAAAACTCCATCAATTCTATCAAGATATTGTACTTGACTAAAAGAGATTGTGTACTCTAGTCCAAGATCTGGTGCTGGTGTAGCAGCAATTACAGATCCTACTCCGGCAAATTTACCTACACTATCTGCCAAAGAAGATTGATCTTGGAAACCAGCGATAGTTGATGCAGAATCAACCTTAGGTCTAAAGTCTAACAAATTTTTTAAATTTACAATTCCATAGACAGAAGAATTGAATGAGGGAATGAGGTCTTCGGTTACACCCGCTTCATGAATATAACTATCAATTGTACAGAAGTCTCCCTGAGACTGTTCAAAGTAATCAAAAGCAATTACAAGTTGACCTGTAGTTTGTTCTTTTCCAGGTTTTAATACAATACGAGAAACATCATATATGGTATCTCTTTGTCCATTATCAAACGTAAATCTATCTGTTACATCTATTCCAGAAATTAACTGTCCTGAAGTATCAACAGTTGGTGGTTGTGTTGCGCTACCTTCATAGACATATTTCAGTTTATAAGCATCTGAATATGAAATAGTTTCAACAACATCACTATCGTAATTAGTTCCTCTAAATGGGATTACACGATCTCCAGAAGAAGTAACAACAATCCTTCTGTTTTCAATAGAAGTTTTTAATCTAGGTTTGGCATTTGAAACTTCTAATGTTGCAGATAGTTTTAACTTGGGGAATGTACCATTTACTGGAATAGTTCCAAAGTATGATGTTGGTAGATTGAGACTAATACTACCAGATGTTAGTCCACTTGCTGTATCAGTAGCAGAACTAATTTCTACAGAGTCTACATCAACGTAAATGATATCACCCTTACTGATATTTGGAGCATCACCTGGATCTAATACAGTAATAACATAATTTTCTTCAGTAAAAGTAGCAAACCTTTGTGTACCAAATGGTAGTTGAGCAGCAAAAGTAATTGTACCACCAGACGTAGATGCTGTAGTTACAAAATCTCTACGGAAAAAATATTTGATATTTGTTTCTTCGGGTGTATTAGAAACTTTTTTAATCTGATTGCTTCCTGTTGGGAATAATAAAGTTCCTAAGTTAGCATTATCTACTCTAGGACGTAATCTAACAATACTAGTATTGGTTACATTACCAGGAAGGACAGTATCCATGTATACTCTAGACTTAGAAGATCCTTGTCTTTGAGTAGCATATTGTACAACAGCACGAACTAGTGTGTTGCTTTCATCTGAAAACTGAACAACATCTCCTTGCTGTAGCAAAATACTAGCATCAGCACTAAAACTAGTAGATTCTATAAAATTATAACCTTTAGAACCAAAGAAAGTAAAATCAGTGACTGATTTAATTTCTGCATATGATTGATCATCTGTAACTAAATCTGCAGTAAAGATATTGGCATTGCCAGATCCATATTGTGCTGTTACAGATTTTACATTTTGTGGTGTGTAAGTTGTTACAGAATTTCTAGTTAGTACAGGTAAAATAACAGCACTAATGCTAGGATTAGCAGCTCCATCTGGTTGTTTAATTGATACTGCTGGTGGTTGGGAATACTCAGTAGATAAAGCAGACTTGTTATTAATTTCAACTGTATAGAACGAACCGTTTGTCAAGCGCATCAATTCTGCTGCTGCAGCATCGTATTCTACGCCATTGATAACAAGAGTAGAACCATCAGCATATCCAAGTCCACGATTAACTACAATAAATTTAGAAATTGTATTGTCTTTAGCAATTTTATTTGTAACCCCATCTTCATCTCTAATGGATTCTCCAGAAGCAAATTTACCAGAAAGAGTTTTTACAAATAGAATACTACCAATGGAATATGTTCCGGAAGGTGCTCCTTCAACAACTCCATAAGCACCACTAGTCAATCCAACAACATACTTACCAATTCCAAAACTATTATTTTGTGGGACAGTTTGTAGTAGTAATTTTGTGTAAAATTCAGGATCAAAATAAGAAAGACCAAAAATGGCATTGTATGTGTCGCCACCTGCTGCCAATCTTCCTTTAGATAAGATAATGTCAGAGTCCGAATTAAATCCAAGACCTCTATTCTTTAAGAAATAGTTGCTTGGTTTTGCTCTACCAACTAAAGGTGTGATAGTTTCACTATAATCAATGATATATCCTAATTCGTTGCTATCAGTAGAAGCATCTGCTTCTGATAAAAATATATTTCTTTGATAATTAGTATCACCTGGATCGTATTCCAGCATCAATAATTCAATATCTTCTTTCTCTCCAACTACTGTTAATTCTAGGAATAGAACAGAGTCATTAGCATTGAGTAATGGTTTGTTTACTTTAGCAAAAGATAATGACTTTAATGTTCCTGTTGTAAGTGCATTACCAGCATCGTCTCTTGTTTTGATGAAATACAAATCTGCCAAATTAGCAAACGTACCATCTGTAATCGATGCCAATGTAGTGGTTGTGTTTGTTACATTAATAGTAACTGTTTTGATACCATCATTACTTGTTAATGTGGTTCCTCTTTTATTTAAAGTTTGTCTGTGGTCTGTAGATTCTTCTGATCCATTGAGACCAATAGATCCATCATTATAAGTAGCGAATAAATTAATATATGGATATGCAGTGAGATCTCCACCTTCTTTATTTAAAGGTACACTTCCATACGTGTTGGTAATATTAAAAGTGGGAAGTCCTTTAGTTTTCAGTGTAACATTATCACTTGAAAGAGATTCTCTTGCTTTATTAATTTCTAGAAATTTTGTCTCTTTGTTGACAATTTCGTATCCTCTAATATATGCTTTACCTGGTCCAATACCAGCAAGCATTTTTCTACTTGCTTCTGACTCTGTTAATCCATTATATGATCCAAATTCGTCAATCTTATAGACACCGCCATTCTTATCTTTTTGTGCATATTCTCTAACATCTACAGAGAAATTATTAACAATATAATCTCCACTTTCGTCGAAAGTTCTTCTAGCAAGAGTCTGCTCAATCAAACTATAGTTTGTAGGAGATACTTTTTTCTGTACCAATCCTTTGTATACTGTAATTAGTTGAATAAAATTCTTATCTGTCGCTTCAGATAGTTTAAATTTCTTAATTGTTAAACTAATCTTAAGTCTATGTGACCCAGGAGCAGAATAGTTTGCAGATCCAATAGAATTGTCATATAGAGATGCATCTTCTTCTGGAGTAACAACTTCTTCAACGATAGTAAATCCAACCTTTGCCGATGGATTGTTGTAATAGTCGTCTATTACTAAAAGTTGTTTTTCATTTCTAACAAAATATCCATTTACGAAATAGATACCTTCTTCTACTTTCACAGCAGAAGCATAACCCATAGCGGGACTTTCTAGTGGAGTAACTTCATCTGTATCTGGGTTTGTAATTTGGATACTAGTTGGAAGAACACTTCCATCAGTTCCAACAACTAGCAATGGACTATTAACTCCATCCACTACTTCAAGTGTTTCTCCTTGACGAAATGTCTCATCTAAGTTAGAATTTCCACTGCTTAAATAATTTACGTATACTGTATCAGCAGTAGAATCTGTTGCTAACTTTGTTTCTAGGACGGTAGCAATTACTCCAGAGCTCAGACCTCTAATTTGTAATCCAATAAGTTGACTGATATCATATTTTTTATAAACGATATCAATACCATCTGATACAGCAACTTCTGATACAGAAGACAACTTCACATAATCTAGTTTAGTGTTAAGTCCAACTTCCCCAGGGACAACTAAGTCTCCTTGTTTGAAAGCATACTTACCAAAACTTTCAACCTGATTCTGTAGAATAGATTGTATTTGTGTTAATTCTCTAGTCTGGATAGAATACCCAGGACGGAAAAGAATCTTATAGAAATTCTTGCTCGCGTCGAAGTCCTCGTAATAAGGATTTACATTAAGGTTTGTCTTCTGTGGCATCGTTTTCCGCCAAATACTAGCATTCTTTGTCCTTAGTATTTATAGAGATAAAAAAAATCCCCCGAGGTATCTCAGGGGATTTGAAGTGATTTATTTGTAATCAGAATTCGATTACTAGTTTGATATCTTCAATCTGGTCAGGAGCACGAGTGATTAGACGACGGTTTTCCTGATAGATGATATCACCAGAGTTATTGGCAATTTCAGGTGCTGCGAGACCACCTGCGAAAGTAACACCCAAAAGTGTGCTTGCGTATGTTGTATCAACATTACCTGCTGCTGCCGATAGTACACCGGAGATAGCATTGGATCCATTGCTCTCGAATGCTTGTACAACACCTTGATCTACATGAGCATCATTTGTTTGGATATACTTAAGAACGCCTGCTGTAGAAGAACCACTATCAAGTGTCCATGAAACCACGGTTCCTTTTGCAGTGCCACCTGTTACAGTTTGGGAGATCTGCTCATCGGGAATGAAATCCGCAGTGGCACCAGTAATTTTAACTGATTTCAAACCACTAAGAGTGTCTGCAGTAGAGAACGTAGTAGTTCCCCAGTTGAATGGGTCCTTGATAATACCAATACGACGGAAGTCGTTATCAACAGGGAAGTCTCCAGAACCTTCTGAGTAAGTTAGACGAATATTCGTCATGACGCGCTTACCGTTGAGTTCTAGTTCATGATCAGAACCATGACCGCCTTGTGGAGGCAGCACAACTTCAACCGCACCAACACCGTTTGCGGGTGTCGCAACTGCTGTAGTTAGACCAGCATCAGAGAAGAGGTTACCATTTCCTAAAAGAACATTGGCATAAGTATAATCTTGACCCCTTGCTTGAACACTAGCAGAAGTGATAGTACCAGAACCATCGGTAGCAAGTTCAATTACTCCACCAGTTCCATCACCCTTGATGCCAGTAAATAGTGTTTGTGAAGCAGGTAAGTTGGCACCACCATCTTCAATAAGAGCAACATCAATTGCTCCAGCAACAGCAGAACCAGTAACAGCAGTACGAGTATTGTTAGCAGGAAGAACAATTGGCATGAAGTCTGAAGATAGGAATCTTAGAACATCATCAGTTGGCATGGTGTACATATACTTCCAAATGTATCCAGCACCAGAAGTCTCTGTGTAAAGACCAGTTGCAGAAGCATAGTTAGCACCAGAAGTTTTTGGTTCTTCTGTTGCGTTTTGTCCACTGGGGTTAGCAACGTTCTCGCCATTATAGAGGCACTTAAATACTTCATAATCAGAGTTCATTAAATAGAACTTAGCATCAGAGATACTTGTCTGATTTGTACCTGTTTGCTTACCAACTTGACCACCACCGCCTGGAGTAGCAGAGTAATCAGGTTTCCACATATCAAATTTGGGGTTTGCAACTACATCCCAATTGTAACGACGGATAACTGTTCTTGCGAAGGAATCAGTAATACGCTTAGCAGCAATGAGTTCATCATATACGGCAATTTTTTCTCGCTGATTATCCAAAGGAAGCGGGGGAATATCTTCTGTTGCATAACGGTACACGCCGGATTTTGCTACAGCAGATGTGTCGGTAGAACCACCATCAGCAGTTTCTTTTAGATCAGAACCAATGGGAGGAACGGAATTTGTACTGTTGCTGCCAAAAACGTCGGTAAGAAGGAGGGCACTATCATAAACTGCAGCAACGGTGGCACGGAAAGCAGTGGATCCATATGTCCCAACATACACTTCATTTCCAACAGTAAAATTGGTTGAAGATTTTGAGTAAACTTCCAGGTATGCTTTCCATGGTTGAGGACGCCCAACAAAGAAATACATTCTAGTGCGCTCAGCACTTGTTTCGCTAGGTCCTTCTGTCAAGGATTCGAGGAATTGTTTCGCGTTAAAAATGCGAAACTTATCAGAGATAATAGCAGCCATTGGTTTTTTGTTCCGACGTAGGGTTTGTGCCTGAGTTATTTATATTTATACCGATATTTATTAAATTACAAACGGAATTAATTCCTGTCCGTTTGTGATGTTATTTGGACCTCTAGTCAAGGTGCAACCAGTAAATTCGGTTGCTGTTTTTCCAGTATACTGGATAAGAGTTCCTCCACTTGTAAATATATATCCGTTATCTGGGAAGTTTGTTGTATCTTGAACAACAATTGGACCACCAATAGTTCCAGAGGAAGAACTAATAGCAACTGGATTTTGTATAGATGGTGGCATCAAATTAAATCTATCCCCTGCTAAAGTATAACTAGAATTTCCTCTTTCTCTAAAGTCTTTTACTGTTAATGCAGGGAAATATATATCCATCTCACTAAGTGTTAATCCAGAAACTCCAGATGCTCCATCATCAAAAATACCATCAAAATGTGATATAGTATGACCAGCATTAGTTGTTGTATAATTTCCAATATATGTATTAGTTTGACCAAAGATAGAGTTGTTTATGAAGATTTCAACTCCATTTCTCTTTACTACACCATAATCATCTAGGATGTTTACAAATCCATTTAATCTAGTATTAATAGGATCCGCAATAAAGACACTCTCTTCATAACCATCAATTACTCCCCCAGGTGGAGTAAAGATCAATACCTGTGTCTGCTCCTTGGTAAGAGTAATATCACTTACAATAACTTGAGTCTCAAGTTCAATTTTAGTTTCATTATAAGATAGTGTAAACGATTGTACTGAATCAAGTGCAGGTTCTAATTTATAAACTACAAAAGTATTGACGCTAGAAATAGACTCAACATTAATTTGTGGTTGTAATTGTGCTTCAATTACATTAGAAATTGTGGTATTTACTAGCGGTGTTTCAATTTGAAGTTCAGTTTCTCTTTCAGTTCTACCAACGTTAGCGCCACCTTTGACACTAACAACAGTAGACTCAGATTCGACCAGAGTAACACCACTGAATGCCACGGATACTGGATCTGGAATCTGTCGTAAGAATGTTCCAGCAATCCACTCTTGGGCAGTAGTATTTTGCTGACCTCTTTCTACACTCAAGAAACGATCATTAATCTTGCGGAAATATCGAACAATTTCTGATCCAACAATAAGATATCCGTTGTTTTTAAACTTATCTGTATTACCAACATAAATGACGGTATCATTAACACCAAGTGTAGCATCCAAGAACGCACCAACTTCAAAGTAATTGATATTGGTAAGAGCAGTGTTGTTTACAACATTATTGATTCTGGAAGTTATCTCTCGTGTTGCTGATACAGTGAGTGTAGAAGAAGACTCAATGTCAACAATGTATGGAGTGTTGATACGAATATAAACTTCCGTTCCATTGTAGAATGTATCAATTGGTGCTGCTTCCTGCTCTGTATGGAAAGTAGTTAATACCTCATCAAGATTTGCTGATAAAAATTCTGAAGGAATTAATGGGATAGGATATATTTCAGCAGTAATAACTTTGTCAACATTGACCGGACTATCAATTAATGTTGATGTGATAGAAGTAACATCAACTGATTCATTGCCAAAGATAGATACAGTAGAGATTACATTCAGTCCTAAAGACTGCTCTAAATTCACTGCAACGTTGATTAACGATACTCCAATATCAGTTTCTTCTAAAACATCATAACGTCTAGCAACAACAACTTTTGGTGCTTTTGTATATCCAGATCCGCCCTCAGTTAATTCTACACTGATAACCTGACCCTTACTAACAATAACTTGTGCCTTAGCTCCACCACCATCGCCGTTTTCGGAAATAAAATTGATTACTGGAGGAGTATAATATTGATAAGCAGTTGGTTGTGTAATAGGATCATAACTACGTTGATTCCAATCTAAATCTACAACAATACCATTTTCAATTTTAGCAACAATACTAAGACCTTCGCCTCTTGTTACTCCATTATATGCCTGAACTTCAACTTGACCAAAGTAACTATTTGATACTTGCTGTTGATTTCTTTGTTCTTTACTTGTTAGTTTTGCTGGCAGTTCTTTAATTTTTCTGAACTTATCTTCACCCTCAACTTTTATTAAACTATTACTTGAGAGATTTATAAATGGATTTCTGTATGTCCTTCTCCAATAAGTACCACGCCAATTTTGATCAGTTCCTCTGAGAATAGATCTACCATCATTATCAGTTTCATATACAATTGAAGAACCAGATGAATCTAATCCAACAATAGTATTAATTTCATACCTTCTTGCTATAGAGAAATATACATCTCTTCCTTGAATTAATTCACATTTAAAACCAAATACTTTTAAACTTAGAGTTGATCCAGAAACTGTTGGATCACTAACTTGACCAATCACATTGTATGTGCCGTTATCATTAATTTGATAGGCATGAATTGAATCTCCTCTTCTGAGACCCATCCAATTATTTGCTAGGAAAGTATCGAGTCCTGAGGTAGTCTCTAAAGTAACAATTCCATTTAAGTAATATACGTCTGCATTAAAATCATACAAATTTAAAATTTGTCCGACATCTCTACCATAAAGGTATCTCATGTCAACTTTCATCTGTTCTGTAATTGGGAAATTAAAGAATATATTTGGACCAGATACGGTGTATGATTCAATATTTTTTTGAAGAACTCCGTCAATGAACACTAACAAGTAATCTGATTCTTCAACGTTAACAACCGTAAGATCTTCTAAGTCAAGAATTAAGAATGGTCCTGTTCTGACATTATTGACCAAATTCTTGTCGAGAGTCATTCTCTTGTAATTGCCAACACCAATACCAACAACTTTCTCAACAGCTGTTGGTTCTCCTAATGTTTTGGCACCAGCATATTGATCCCAAATAGGAGCAACATCAAATTTGAGTATGTTTGGAATTACTGTTCTATCGATATAATATGAATCATCTCCTGGATAATCTGCATTATACTTAGTCTCTTGTAATACAGCATTAATTGATAGTAATAAATTCTCATCTTGTTCTGTGACAACAGAACTTCCGTCTTCCCAATATAATTCAAACTCTTTGGTTTCGCCGTCAATATAATCAGGAAGAGTTTTAGCAACTTCTAATTTATTTAAAACATCGTCTAGGTTATTATAAAGAGAATTAATAGATGAAATTACATCATTACATTCTTGTGATGGAAGCAATGGATCTGGTAGTATATTATAGTTTGAATATGTAAGAGTAGCAGACCAATATCCAGGTTTGTTTGGATTAATGTTTACGACTTCTACTACACCTGTTCCCTTAGCAATGATATCTTTTATGATATCAATCATGGTAACAATTGATGATTCAACTTCAGCGCATACAGGAAATTCGGTATCTGTAAATACTGTACCATCTGCATAAGGTGTGATACTAGTAAAAGTTCCATTTGGCAATGAATTTCTCATTGCTAGTACCATGAGATCTCTTAATTTTTCCCATGCCGCAGTCGCAGCAGTAACTTCTAATCCTGTTAGGTAAGATAATTCTTCTCCGTATGGATATCCACGATTTGTATAGTATAGTTGAGCAAATTCAACGATTTTAGCATTTCCACCAAACCTTAAGTGATAAACTACGTTATCAATTAAAAATCCAAGATCTCTAGCACACTTTACTTTATCTGATACAGGTAAAGCATAATTAGCATATACGAATTCACTTACTTCTTCCTGTAAATATTCTTTGTTGTTTACAATTAGGTTTGAAGCATCGTAGTAAGTTCCATTATTAATTCCACTAAAGAAGAAAGTCGCACTATCAGTAGAAGCAAATGATACCGGTACTTGTAGAACGTCATTTGGATTTATCGAATATTGATTTCCTGGTTGAACCGCACCAGTACTAGTTCCTAAAACTTCACTTCCGGAAGAAGATCCACTGAGGAAAGTAGTAGATGAAGCTGCTCCACCACCACCACCCGAGTTTGCTAGTGCTGGTTTTGATAATGTTATTTGTGATTTGCTATCAATAGAAACAACAATTGTATCAGGACTATATGCCCTACCTGCACTAATTGTCATGCCGATAGCAATATTATCAGTATTGCCAACTGTCACTTTTTTAGAACCTTGAATGAAGACTATATTTTCTTCAACATAATCCCAATTTCTAATTGCCAAATTTGCTAAATTTGTAGCATATTTAAAAATTGACAAAGATTCTGCTGCGTTATCTTTAATGTAATCCGAACTGGTAGCAAAAATATTTGCGTAATCTACAAGTTTGCTATTTCCTCCAAATCTAATATCATGTTGGTAGGCATCAAGAATATAACCAATGTCAATAATATAATCGTCTAATTTTGTACTCCAATCCAACGAACTATAGTATTGCTTTCCATAACCAATCGATTCTTCAATAATAAATTGCTTGTTTCTGTCAATTTGATTGGCAGCATCAATCCATGTTCCACTACGTTGAAAAATGTTTCTTAATTTTTTGAGATAGCGAGTGTTGTATTGACTATCTTTAAAGTAGAAATTTCTTCCAACAAACTTTGTTCCTTTGTATGAAGATGTGTCACTGATATTATTTCCTGTTAATTTATTTCCGGGACCCAGTGGAGGTGCGCTAAAGATAATATTATCACCACTTACTGTATATGCAACTCCTGGTTCTTGTAAAATCCCATTAAGAGTAACAATCAAACTTTCAGCATTAACTGGAGTAAATGCTAGTCCTGTATCATCTAATACCTGGAAAGATGTTGTTCCTTGTAATCTACCATCAGTATCAAAATATCCATCAAATGGAGCACTGAGAGTAAAGGAGAAAGCACGAGTTTCATTAAAGTTAAATTCAGAAGTAGCAGCAGAACCTTGTCCAGTACGTATTCTTGTATTTTTAACAGTTTGAATAGTTTGAGTCGTTACTTGCTTTGTGCTTTCAACAGTAATTTTGTTTTTATTTGGATCCCATAGTTGAATGATTGAGAAAGTATCTGCTTTTCTTTCGCCAGCAGATGGCATTTCAGATTTTGCATCTGTCTCAACATCAACTTGACCAAATAATTTAAATCCAGCAGGGTGTGTGGTAGATTTAATTAAATCTCTCCACTGTTCAATAGAAGTTTTTGATTTAACAACGTAAGAGTAATCCTGATAGAAAAAACTATCAGTTAATTTTTGATTTGCTGCTCCAAGTCTTCCTTTATCAGAAGTGTAGTAACCTAGGTTATCATACGTAGCTTTAGTTGTTGTATTAAATGTTGTAATGAATACCTTCTTAACTACACCAGAAGCACCAGATATAAAACCAACTACAGGAACATTTTCTCTGATAATACCGACAACTTTTTCAATTTTAATTAAATTTGATCCCTGCCTATATTCAGAAACTACTGCTCTGGAAACTTCTACCCCGTTAATTGACTGAGTTAAAATTTCTCCTTTTTGGTATCCACCGCTGAAATTTTTCAACGCCAAAGTATATTTTGAAGTTACGGTTGACGCTACGGTTTCATCTAAATGGTAACCAGCTCCATTGTTTATAATTCTTACACTTTGAGGAATTCCAATACTTTCACTTTCAGCATATAAATTTACCGCAGATTCAATTATTACAATCTCAGGAGCATATGTGTAACCGATACCCGGACTTTTAACAGTAATTGAAAACAACTCACCATTACGTTGAATTACATTAAAATCTGCACCAGTTCCATCGGAATTAGTAATAATAACTTTGGGATTTACATAATTTGATCCAACATTGTCTATGTTAACACTAGTAATAATATTAGCAGATGTATCAAATAAAACTGTTGCTGATCCTCTATATGGTTCTGAAGGATCGCAACCTACAACTAATGGAACTTTTTTGTAGTTTTGTCCTAAATTTATTATTTTGACATCGTTAATTTCACCAATAGCAAATTGACCACTGGTGGTATACGAAATAGATCCAGAACCATCCCAAAGAGGAGTGCTTAAAACATCATATACGAAACGATTTCTTGTGACATAATTAAGTCTCTTTGTTCCTTGTAGTGGATCATCAATAACTTGTAAGTATGCTCCTTCTGCGTTTACAATACCATTTTTATCAAAGTAATAAAAATTAAGGAAATCTGTTCCTACTTTAGTATTATAAGTATTTTGCGATAGAGCAGAACCAAATCCAAATTTAATTGTTGTTGATGATCCAGAATTACCTGGTAAAATTGTAGTAGCAAGTTTTTCTGTAGTTAATAGATTATAACTTTTACTTGGACTCATATCAAAATATGTTCCAATCAAAGAAGAATGCGAAGTATCAAAAACATACTTATAAAACTCTTGTACATTAATATTTGGATTTGGTGTAAATGTAGTATTGTCTTCTGAGAATTCAAATTTAAAATCAATATCTCTAACCGAAACAATAGATACTAATCTTTGTTGACTGCTTTCATCAAAAAATGTTGTACTTAATGTTATTGTTTCTGCTTCTCGCTTATCGATACTGTAATCAAATACGATAGTAGCATTTTGAGTATTCAAATCATACGACTGAATATATCCACTACCATTCGCAGAAGTAATTTTAAAATTATCTGAAAAATTATATCTAGGTTTGTATAATGAGAGAGATCCCCCATTGTAGTGATCTACTGCGATAGTTTCTTCTACAGATCGAATTACTGTTAGTATATTGCTATTGATAGCAGAAATTTCTACAATCTCAGATCCAATACTTACTAAATCTCCTACAGCAAATCCTTTTGAAGTTTTAACTTCAATAGTAGTAGCGTTGAATGAAACACCTGCATGATCAACATATAATGCTAATCTGGAAGAACTTAAAGATGCTCCTGATCTTTGTAGTTGATCATCATCTACACCAAGGTAATCTCCTCTCTTATAATCAGTACCACTATTTGTAATAGTGATACTACTAACGACTCCGGCAGTAGATACTATAATGTCCGCAATAGCACCAGAACCAGAACCTCCTGTGATTGGAATATCTGTATATGTTCCTGGTGTATAATCTGCTCCACCATTTAAATTGGTAAATCTACCAATACCATTAAAATTAATCGTTGTTGTATTAGACGGTGGTCTGAATGTTACTTGCTGATATAATCTTTTCCTGATGTAATAAATTTTAGTTTTTACTGCATCGTCTGGAAATATATTAATATCAACAGAGTCTCCAATTGCTAATCCATGATCTTCTGTAGTTTCCACTAAAGCAACACTTTGATTTACTTCAAATGGTTCTAGATTATCACTTAACGAAACTAATGTGATAATTTTAGATCCAGATGTGTTGAACAGATTATCTGACTGAATATAATAATCATCATCAACAATCCATACACCAGATAATACTTTAATAGTAACTGTATTCTGTCTGCTAGTTCCTTCTAGAATTTCAGCAGTAGCAATTGCTGGATTAACACCATCAGTTAAACTTAAGGTGGCACCTTTTGTATATGAACTATCTTGATCAATAGTAAGAATAAAGGTTTTAATGTCAGCTGAAAAAGTTCCAGTGTTATTGAAAGTTCCTACTACATTTTTAAGTACAATCAAGTTGTCGTTAGAAACAGTTCCTACAATAGAACCAGATGCTCCACTTGCTGGTTGTCTTAATGTGTCATCTACAAATAAGAAAGCATTTTGAATAGTTGTTAGTTTTACAACTTTATCTTCTTTACTCTGTAAGTAATTGACACTTTTTCCTTTAACCGAAGATACTAATGCATTAACATCTTTTCCTTCAGTTCCCAAATTATCAAAGTATAACTGTGAATTTACGGAGAAATTGCTAGAAGAACTATCAATAGCAATAGTATCTACAGTTCCCGATCGTACTTCTGAAATAGTAGCTACTAATCCATCACCATTACCCAGCATCCCTGGAGTAAAAAATCTTTTAGCATTTTTGGGAATATCGTTTTGATTAATTCTAGTAGTGTAATTACTATCTACTGGCAGAGAATAGTATTTGTCTCCCAAAACATATGGAAACTGTGGTACTTGACTACTATTAATAGTAATAAAATACGCATATGTTCCATTAGGGAAATCGGGGGTAATACAAAAACGACCATTGTTTTCATCCAAGGATCCACTTTTGTGTGAATAAACATAGTCATTGATAAAGGATCCTAATGGATACTCTATTGGAGAAGGACCATCTTGTCTATTTCCAGATAAAGAATAACTAGAAGTCATTCTTACAATTGAGGAAGACTGATCTAATGGATTTTCATGTCCAAATGGACCATAGATTGGATTGCCGTCATACGCAAATCCTAAAATAGGAGAATGCGTTTTGTTTGCTGGTTCTGTATCTGCAGAATTTAAATTATCATTTAATTGAATCCTAAGTGCTTTTGGATTCGCAACTTGACCATATCCATATTCAAGAACATTGTTTATGTTTTCAAAAACATAACCATATTGCTTGTCTAAATTTGTTTCTAGTTTAGAATAGCGGTTTTTATTCCATTCTTTTAGTAGTGGTGTTACTTCAGCACCTGTTCCAACAGGAATAATTTCTACTTCGATGTTCTGTTGTGTGTATAGTGTACCACTGGCAACTTTAACAAAGTCTACAATAGATCCATCTCTATCAATTACTGTGTTATATTCAGCAAACCTTCCTTTACCAACTTTATCAATAATTCTTACAATAGGTGGTGTTGAATAAAACTTGCCAGGATTTTCTACGACTATACTAGTTACTTCTCCACCTGTTACAACTGCTCTAGCAACACCATCTCTTCCCGAAGTAATCTCTACAGTGGGAGTAACTGGGAATGCGATGTCTGTATCAACAATAATACTATCAACAACATTACCAACCATCTGTGCTCTTGCTCTTCCAGCAAGACCATCTACTATAACAAATGGAGGATTGATATATCCACGTCCTCTATTATCCACACGAATTTCTTCTAGTTTTCCGAAACGTAAACTTTCCGAATCTTTATATCCATAAATGGGAACACCATTTAACAAGATACCAACATCTCTTTTTTGTGTCTTATAAATCTCTGTTGTTGCTACAGGAGTTTTTCTAAGGATTCTAAGTATTTTTTGATCCTGAACAGGTTGTGCGATAATAGGACCATCAAAAATATTATATGACGGATAACTAGAAGATGTGATATAGTAATACTGATCATCTGCAAAAATAGCAGATACATTATTGGAAACACCAGCAAGTGATTGTTCTACTGGTGTATTAGTACCAGATGTTACTGATGTTCCAGTGTCTTGAATCCACCTAAGTTGATTAGTTCCAGTCAGAACAATTCTAGGATCCGATGTTTTAAATCCGGGTTGAGATACTTGTATAGCATCATTTGTGAACGAATACGGTTTGGAAACATCAGGCAAAGCATCATAAACAACACCTAACGTTAGCAATGTAACATCAGAACCTTCAATTGTAACTGGTTTATAAACAAACTCACCTTGGGAATGTGGTACAGATAAACTTCTTTCACTGACAATAAACTGAGTTATTGTTTTATCTGAAAACTTAATAGTTTCGTTGCCAATTAAAATTTCCCCAATAGAACTCCATCCTATCGTAGAAAATACATTAATTCTATCACCGACTCCAAGAGATGAAGTTATAGCATTTTCTAATTTAGTTTTTGTTGAAATTTGAAATTCGCCATTGACAGTTTCTGGAGCAACAACAATATTCCAGATTACTTCACCATCAATTGTACCTTGAGCAATAACATTATCTACAGTAGCAGATGCATATCCATAATCCTCTGTTGGAGACTGTACTATTTTCTTGCCAATTAAGTCTTTTGGATTTCCTGATACTACTTTTACCTTAAGGGCATATACATTAATCCAATCAGATTCAGATGATTTGTATGTAAATTCTCTTGGGTGATATACTTCTGGTTTGTTTTCTACATCATCAGATACAATAGTATTAAAAATAAATTTAATAGAATCATCTGTTCCTTTTGCTTTGTAGAACTTCTGAATATTTTTAATCAGCGTTCTTTTATCTACCTCTCCCCTAAGATACTTTTCTGGGAATGATCCGAGGTATTGATTTTCAAAATTTCTTACAAAAGCATATAAGAATAGATTACTGATGTTATAAACTTCAGCACCTGCTAAATGCTCTGTTGCTGTTGTACTAGAAAAATTAGAAGCATTATACAAGTCTCCTAACTTAGTATTACCGCTTACTCCTCTAGAGCAATTTAGTAATTGGTTACTAGTGCGACTTTCATAGAAAATAATTTCATCATCAATTCTTACATATCCATTTTTTTCTGGAAAAGACTGAGCATCTACAAGAAGAATTGTTGTATCACTAATGTTAACGTTAGTAACGATAGAATCTTTCTGATTAAGTAGATTTTTTTCGTAATAATCGATGTCAGCATATTTTTGGATGTTACTTAAAACATCCAAGGGACCACCCTGTACTTCCTGTGCTTCGTAATACTTCTCTACAAACTTACCAAATAGTTCATATTCAGAAGAAATGAATTCTGGAAGTTGTGATTCAATTAGAGTAGAAATTCTTTTAGTCTTTACAGAAGGCATTTACTTTACTCTTTGTATGCAGTGAACGATGAATTGGCAACGTCAACGTCAAGGTATACCTCACGGAGTGCCTTGATATCATTAAGAAGTGGTTTTACTCTAACAGAAATGCGGTTGTCAAAGAATGATCCTTTTATGATAGTAAGAGCATACATTTTCAACTCACCTTTTTCATAATCAATATCCCCAACATTACTGTCTAGAACAACTTTTTCGCCGGTTACGCTATCTATTCTATATAGGACAATTTTGCCATCCCTATCTTCCAAATACACATCAAATGTTGGGTATTCTGTTACTCTAAAAGCAGTTGATGACAGGGTGGGTTCGTCACAATCTTTATCGAAAGCATTTTGAAAACATACTTCATAATAGAAAGTAGAATTGAGACTAGGATAAAAATCCTTCCTCATAGTTACTTCTGTTAAATTTGAATTGATTGATGGGTCTGCGTCATCAATTACACTGACTAACTTACTAAATCTAAACTTGCCATTAAATTTCTCTATATCAGAAACGTCAAGATATGATTGTACAGAATTAATTGTTTTATCTCTAATCTGTGCTGGTTTTAAATCTGTTGCCTCACCACTGTAATAAACCTTAGAAGTTAACTCAACAAACAAAATTGATGGATCTACAATAACTGGTCTTACCGAAGCAACCATGTACTTCTTTAGATCTTCGATAATTTCTTGTTTTGTTAATGATGTAAGGAAAGAAGCATCAGTTGGTTTTAATACAATAAAAACTTTACCATACTCTGGTGGGTCTTGGTCTTCGCCGCCAAAAATAATAATATCACTTACTGATGGATATACTTTACGAATGATAGCAGAGTAATCTTGAGCAGTTACAGCACGATCCTGTGTGCCATACATTTTTGGAGCATTTCTCTTAATGTTCTTAATAGACTCTTTATCTTCTCCACCTGTAGAAGCTTCTACATTAGTAATGGCAGTACTAAATGCGTTTGGAGATACACCATTTGGGTTTTCAATAACTCCAGAAAACACAAATGTCTTAACACCGTTGGACTCTGGTCCTGATGTTGTAATGTAAGATACTTCTACTCTAGATCCGTTATCAACTTTCTTACCTAAAACACCATCACCCAATAAAATTTCGTATCTATCATCTTCGATCTCTTCAATGAAGAAAACTTTTGATGTAGAATCAACGTTTAGGATATTATCAGCAACGAGATATGACTCATTGAAATTACTACCAGAAGGATATACCTTCACTCTAATAGTATTAGTGTCAATGTTTTGGTTGTCAAGAACAAATCTTTGTGATTTTAATGATGTGTTAACAGTAAATGTGTTGAGAATCTGTGTTCCTTCTCTAACTTCAACATTATCAAATGTCGCAACGTTGTTAACTACTTGTCCTGTTACATCCTCTAATGTGATGTATTGATAAATGTTGTTGTCAAACGAACTAATAAATCCTGTTCCTTTCTTCAGTAGGAGTTCAGTATCAGTTGTTGATGTTCCATAACTTACGTTAAAAGAAATATACGCAGTAGGAGAGGTGATACCTTTGGGTCTGTATCCTAATTGCTTCGCAATCGCTACTACGTTGTCTCTTAAGGTGGCAGAATCAATGAATAGTTCATTGACTACCAGATTAGCATTAAACGCCGTATAATACGTATTATAGGCAAGTGTGTCAATTAATGTTGATAGGACTGATCCATCAAAATCATAGTCAGTAAAATCTGACTGTGCTCTGATATATTCTTTCAGAGCAACTTTGATATCTTCAAAGTCTAAATTAGCAACCTGAGTATATGGCATTATCGTGTGCGCTCTAAGAAGAATTCTACTGCTACTGGTGTATCGTCTCTACCTACGATCGTATACGATAATTCAACTTCATATCCATTACTCATTTCATCTGGTATGCAGTTAATAGTATTAACACGAATTCGTGGTTCGTAACGATTTAATACATCTGCGATCTCTGATCTGAGAATACCAGCACTACCATAATCTAATGGTTCAAATAATATATTTTGAATATCACAACCCAATTCCGGTTGAAATGGTCTTTCTCCCTTCCTAGTAAGGAGTAAGGCAGTAATCGATTGAACGATAGCTGCCTTATCTTTTACCGTTACTAAATCATCACTTACAGGATGCTTCTTAAAGGTAATACTCAGATCTTTAAATGTCTGAAAGGTCGGCATCTAGACACAGCAGTAGGCTGTTACTATTTATCACTTACCAACGAATCCATCCGCCCATTCTTGAGAATCAAAAACCTCTTCGTTCTTTGCTTTGTTGCGATTACGTTTCGCTGACATGTTTAGATACTTATCACTATCAGTCTCGGTGATAAGTGTCATACCTTCATTAACAAAGTCATCGCCTTTGTCAACTGATCCGTCTAATCGATTAGGGTGTCCCATTTTGTTTCTCCTTTTGTGTTTGCCAAAAATAATCATCGGTGTCGCCTAAGCGTCCCCAGTCCGTTCCTGACTCTACTTGGTATTCTATGGTAGATACTTTAAAGTCGGGGAACTTGGGTTCCTCAGGGGTGATAGAGAGGTCATACAGACGCATCCTGTTATTAGGATACAATGCATACTGACCATTGTTCAATGCGATACAATTATGTGATTTGTGCTCTTGTGGCACTTCACTTACATTGTTATCTATTACATCTGGATTTGCGTGGTAGTTATCAAGTGTAAACAAGTATTGTCCCTTCATAAGACCATGATCTCTAGTGAAGACCTCACAATCCATTGATGAGACAAATCCTTTGTTGATTGCCATGACACCATAATCCATGCAATTCCAGAATTGTAGATTCTCCAAACTCATGTCTATGACTGGGGTTTCGGGGGATCGTACAAACGCACTAATGGGTAGTTTGTCATACATTGCTCCATATGTGGGCAAGTATGTCTCAAAGTAAAAAGCACGCCCAGGTATGCTTTTAGCAGCAACCCAGACGCCCTCAACAAACTCCCCATGTCCATCTTGATGATCTCGTAAGTATTCCCTACGAACCCAAACTTTCTCTGCAGGAAGATTGCAAATTAAATTCATCCCCTACCTTGTCCTCTGTAACGCTTCTTAGCACTATTGCGTGACGTAGGTGTGTACTTGGTGTGCTTACCACGTCCTTGACGAGTACGCTTCGGACGAGACTCAATCGTCTCAGCACCTGATAATCCAACTCTACTCTTTGCCATTGCTTTTTATCGTTTGACCTTTGTATTATAGCACATCAAACAGGAATCGTCATCTTAACCCGCAGGAACCGCAGGAATAATTGGAGCATCACCAAGAAAGACCGAATGCGATCCTGTAAGGACCCTAGAACCAAATCCAACACCGGGAGGGAGTGCTACGATATCACTTAGTCCAACAACTGCTGCTGGACCTCCTCCTATCCATACTGTAGCATGTCCTGTGAGAATTACATCGGGATGTATCGGTGGTGGTGGAAATGTAGGAATCGTATGCTCGATAAACGTATTACCTACATGATGTGCTGGTCTTCCGTTAATCAAAACATTTGCCGCAAATCCTTCTGGTGCTGGATTCGGAATTGGTACTGGATGAGAATCATGGTTACTATATGATCCAAGTAACCCTACTAACATCACCATTAGTCAAATGCCCCTGGTTCATTAACAGCGGTTCTATTTAGAAGAAATTGTATACGATCCGGCACAAAATCACCGTTATACCTTACAGGCCAATAAAAATACCATATATTATTTGATAAGTTAGAAGCAAACGTTTCTAATCCAACTTTACCGTATTCAACTAGTCCTGTTGCTACATCATCCGGAATTAGCACGTCAGGTATAATAACAGTAGCACATGAAACCTTGAGTGTAATTACTACGGTGTCAAGTTGACTACTTTTAACTTCAGCAATTGTACCTACCGTAGGTTTATTACCGAAACCACGTCTTGTTAGTTCATCCCATTTAGGACTACCAAAAGTTTTTGCATCAGATTCTTCAGTACTTATCGCAAGCAGATCATAACTAGTGTTCGGCGTCGTGTTCTTAAAACCTGATTCAAAAGTCGGATACCCGTTCTTCTTCTCGATAACTAAAGGTTCTCCAAATTCTGGTATAATCGCAGGGTTCTGTCTCCAAACACCATCACCCCTTATATGAAGAAGCTCGGAGTCACTTTCCTCCAGATCCGGCATGTTATACTGTGGTGCATTTATAATTGTCAATTCTTGATCATAAAAAGGAAACTCAGAAACATAGCCAGTGACAGTAGATATACCTACGTACCCTAAGAACAACGCAGGAGGCACTACATTGTTCGTAATTATAATTCCGGGATCAATGTTCAAATATAGTCTGCCATCGTCTCCATGACCCCATGCGCTTTCTCTGATTGCCTCATCGTATGGTGTCTCCTCATACTCTGGTAGATACTCACCATCTTCCTCAGCATCTCTTGGCCATAGATCAATACGTTCTACCGTAACATCCATACTGAGTATACGTTCATCCTCAAATGCTGGAACCATCCAGATCTGAGTGCTCTTTAAAATCTCCCATGTAACCCACGGTGGCGTCTCTGAAAATAATCCTAACTCTAACCCAGAAAATACTGCCTGTGAATCTTTTGGATAAAATCTTCCAGCATAAAACGGTATACCATTATACTCGGTGAGCTCCTCTAACTTATTGAAGTCGGAAAGCTCAATTGGTCCAATACCGCCCATCGATGGTGCTAAAAAATTAATCCATGGTACTGCCACTATACTGTCCTCGCAACCTGTAGTAAGTCTTTCTTGATACCTTCGATATTATTATGAAGATAATCTAATGTCTCTGAGAGACTCTCGTGCTCAGATTCCGTGGGACGACGATACATCAATCGTGGTCGCTCCAGCTGCGATATCCGTTGGTCCAGGCTCGTCAACTTCTCGGACAGCTTCAGGAGTTGACTCTCCAACTTCTGCTGCTGCTGTAACAACTCTTCCATCGTTTTGATCTCCTCTGTTGAATGCTTCTGATGCCCTCGACTCAAATGCGTCACAGAATGCATCGAAATTATTTAATATACTATCGAAATTTTTAAACTCGTCTTTTTCAGGCATTTTTTTGCTGGGAAATTTTTTTGGGTTTCAAGGTTTCTAAAAAACCATTTTCAAAAATATTTAGTGGTCGTCTGGATACTTTTGTAGGTTAGGAGGGACCCATGGATTTTCGCTAGGCGCATCGCTAAGGGGGCAAGGGGGGGCAATATACAGTCCGTAGACTGTCCACCCCTGTCCCCGCTGTGATCACAACTCTGCTAGCATCTCATTCATCTCATCAGCGTCGATCTCTGGATTGTCCCATGCCACGCCGTCTGCTGTCTTGCAGAGCATACGACCGATCTGCCCCTCACACATGCAACGTTGGAACTTGTCCCATGGTGTCTCGTCCTCACTGCAGAACTTCACACATGCCTTTGC